AAACACGGGAAGCAGATGAGACTGTAAGGGTAGAAATCTTACGTTTCTCCTGTGACGACGATGAATATAATGACACACCAACAAATTGGAGAGGTGAAACTGTTATCGCAACCTTGCTTACAAAGGTCGTCAATTGCTGTGAAAGAAATGTCTTTATGGCGGATAAACTCAAGGAACTCATTAAGGAACCAAATAGACGTATCCTCGTTCTCTCAGAGCGTATCTCACACCTGGAATCACTAGAAATTTTGATGAAACCAACTGGATGTGTAATGGGATATTACATTGGCGGAATGAAGACCGCTACCCGCGATTTAGCCGCGGAGGAAGCCCAAATCCTTTGGGCGACTTATGCGATGGCTAGTGAGGCAATGAACATCAAGACACTAAACTGTGTGCTAATGGCTAGCCCGCGCCGGAAGATTGAACAGAGTACAGGTCGTATCTTAAGACAAAGGCCCGAAGATAGAAAAGTTGCTCCAATTATTGTGGATGTAGTCGATATACATAGATCATATCAATCCCAGGCTCGTGAGCGCATTGCTTATTATAAGAAATGCGGTTACAAGATTTTAGATAGTGATGCTTCTGAAGAGGTAATGAAAAAGAAGGACGGCCCTGTTACATATGGATTTGTAGACGATGACTAATTACTTTCTATGCCTTCTTGTTTTCTTTCCCTTTTTACCACGGCGGTGACGGCGCCCAGCCGTCTGTGAACATGACTTTGACCACGCAACTCCGTCAAGGGGCTTATTCAATAAAACAGGTGCACCAGTAGAGCCAGCCCATTGGCTGGGGCCAGTGGTATAACGAGCAGTGTGAGCCTCGTAGACACCCATGTCTTTCGCAGATAGAGTACCAACACCACCCTTTTGGTTCAAGGGATTTACATGGTTAGGGGTGCAAGGGAGTTTATGATATTCCGCAAGGCCAGCAATGGGTCCAGTTAAATTAGTCGTATAGCGACCACCCTTCATTCCAGGGAGGCCACCAGTTGCAGCAAAGCCTATCTGGCCGGGACGAGTTGCAGACATACAGGCATCATAGGGGCGATTTACCATTAAACCATTCGCCGCTCCTGGATTTAATTGACCACCGGGTTCATACCCCGCACCTCCACCTCCACCACGGTGTTTGCGACTGCGAGCACGCCTCGAATGTTTCTTGGAATGTTTCTTTGCCATATCTTCTATTAAAGCGCACTATTTTTCTCAATCCAGTATCCATAAGTACGCCCTTCCGTTCGATTGTCTCTAATGTACCCGAATTGTACACCCGGGTATTCCTTACAGACACTATAAAGCTCCTGAATTTTATAAAACTCCTCCGTGCTAAAATATTCCTTAAAATCTTCTGTATTTTTAACGAGTTTCATTACTTCATTGTAAATAAATGTCTTGAAACGCTGAATATACAAGGCCAAGTGTTCCTTTGTCTTCATTTTCATTACATTTGCCTTTTCGAAATTTACAGTAAGAATGTGAAGAGGTAGCTTTGACCAGTATTCGTATAGATTTTCCTCAGAATACTTCCATACATCTGACGAAATAGGATTTCTATCCTTATTCCAACGCGTCATCTCTTCCTGTTTATAACGAATGCGGTCATAATATGGATCCTTGAGGTCAGGAGATGACCATGTTTCTCCCAGAGAAAGTTTATTATCTTTCGCAAGCTGTATCATGTCCTCTGTCCACTTTCGCTTTAGACTATCTTCACTTGAAAGAACAGGTGCAAATAATTCGAGGGCATTTTGAACATCTTCGAGTGGTGCTCTAAGGCTATTGATACCTTTCAGATTAAATGCCTTCCCTCCCTCAGACAAGAGATCGTAGTAGTATTCTACAGGCAAAGTCGGAGTATTTCCCTTATAATCTGAGTCAATTACGGAAACTCTCCCTCGAAATATATCTACAAAACGAGCCATTTGCCTCTTGTCAAACACGTCAAGTATACATATAATCCCAGGGTTACTGCGCTTATATATATATTCTACATTTGCGTTAATACCAGGCGAAATTCCAAGGCATATATATATGTCGAACCCAGGAAGCCTCTCAATGTCTGTTACACCCTCGTGAATACCATCACCTGCCCACAGAATAATTCTAAGGTCACCTTCTAGACCAATCGTCACTATATCACGACAAGAGAAGTCTGCTATGCGCTTCATTATTGTATGCATATCTATTGGAATAAATAATTTCAATTTTTATAACACACTAGTAACCACATATGACTCAAAGTCTTCATCCCACTCTGCCATAACGCGCAGGGGCTCACCAGTAGACCGCTTTAATTGCAGGGCTTGACTGATAGAAAGTGTCTGAATAGCAGCGCGACCAAGTTCCTTTCCATTTGCATCAACTAGTTCATACAGGTCTGGTTTACCAATTACAGGAACACATGTGAAATCAGTTGGACCACTTGTAATCTCAGGCTTCGGTAGTTCCACATAATTTACCTTGAGTAGTCGGAATGATGGTAGGTCTGGCATTAAGCACAGGTTACCACCGCTCAAGCTTTTTACCGCTTCTTTTATAGACACAAGTGGAAATGTATCTGCGATTTGGATTTGCCAATTTAACTGGAACGCCTTATCTGAGAACCACACATGGTCTGCGAATTTCTGAACAAATGCAAATCGGTCCTTGAAATTCTTAGTGGAACGTATTTGCTCACCTGCTGCAACTACACAATCTTCAATCTGTATAAGGCCTTCGGGATGAAAAAGAGTAATCGCAAAAATCCATGTATCCTGTAATGTTTCTCTATCTAACCGCATTGGCAGAACACTAGGTCTATCTGGTTGCGATTCATCCACTATAAGAGGCCTCAATTCATTTCCTATAATCAAAAGGCCCTGTCTTCCCTTATAAGGCCTAGCATATGCAACATATCGATTGGCCTTGATGCGTGGATCATCTCTTTCAGATTTATAGGAAACGGCTGGGGCTCGCAGAATATCAGGGTAAGATGCTGGTATTGTGCGAATCCAATTACGTTCTTCATATGATGGGTTCAAAAGCCGAGGCTTATCAGACTGCAACTTCGACGTTCTGGGGTGCTTGTGCATTCTAGATTATATATGGTCTACGCGTTTATATGCTTTATTTTTAAAAGCGTTTTAAAAAGCCGAAAACTTACGTTTTGCCGGCTTTATTTTGGTACGCTTTTTTTAAAAGCGTTTTAAAAAGCCGAAAACTTACGTTTTGCCGGCTTTATTTTGGTACGCTTTTTTTAAAAGCGTTTTAAAAAGCCGAATACATCCCAGGCTCCGTCGTATCATTAGCCATGATACCCTGCATGAATTCTCCTCCGTTCTGAGCAAATTCAGGAGTAAATGAGCTCATTGCATGACCAGCTTGAGACGAAGAAGCAGATGCGATACCAGATGCCTCTGCGATGCTGTGCGTGTTATTATCGGGCGCAGGCTGGAACATCCGTTCAGGGTGCCTTAGTCTTTCGGGATGAGCAGCGGATTCCTCATTTGGCCCGTAAGGGTCATGTGCTACCTCGGGACTTGTCACGCGCTGCTCAGTGTAATCTGCAGCCTGATTTGGTGAAGAAGGTCCTGCTTGAACTACATTTCTCGCGGGATAGATTATAGGAGCATGTTCTATAATTGGTGCGGCAGATGACGTATTTAAACTCTTAAATCCCTCTCTTGGCATAAACCACAGAATAACACTGAGGACAACTAAAAATGCAATTAGTAATCCAATCCGGAATGACATCTGACGCAGATTTAGGAAAAAAAAATGAGATTGTGCCGGAACTTATATTAAAATTGTATATATCCCTCTTTATTCATAAAATAATAGGCGATACATGTAGCCGCAAATAAATTAACAAGTGCGTGATTACGCATTGATGAAGATTTAAATATCATAGGTAAATGCGTCGCGAATACTAGGAAAATACCAATATAGTAAAAAACAAGCTGTAACTCCATTATACCATTGCTTATCATTTTTAAAGTATAATAATAGATGAAAGCCAATAAGCCAGAAAAAAGAAAAGATATCATGTCAAATATAAAAAGCCGTTTAGGTTTGGAAAGATATAGCTTTTCAAATATGATAAGAAATAAAAGGGATGTTTTAGATAAAATAAAGCATTACGAGCGAAAGGAAGCAGCTGGAGAAATGAAAGCTTATATGCGTCCGAGATACGAAGAGGCAAAGGAGTTAATGGCTAGACTTCAAGAGAAGAGAATAGAACCCCCGACGAATGCCTTCAGAGAATCCTTATCTTCATATAAACCAGCTCAACCCCTGGGACATGTGCCTGGAAAGAATGGCTGGATGTATGGAATAGGTGATGGTTATGGCTTGTCTCCTGTGCTAATACCATCAAAGAAACGTAAAACGCTTAAGTTGAAACCTTCATCTAAACATCTTGTTTCATCACAAGCACCTGCTTTATCCCCTATACTAGAGTCTTCTGCTCCTTCGGCCGCCCTTGCTCCTTCGCCTTCGGTTGTTCCTTCGCCTTCGGTTGCTCCTTCGGTTGCTCCTTCGCCTTCGGTTGTTCCTTCGCCTTCGGTTGCTCCTTCGGTTGCTCCTTCGGTTGCTCCTTCGGTTGCTCCTTCGGTTGCCCTTGAACCATTAATGGCATCTCTATCACTTGCACCACAGCCCAGGCCTATGACCTTGAAAAAGAGAATGTATCAATCAAGGAAACTAGGCCCATCAGGGCCACCAGGGCCATCAGGCCTACCAGAATTCATTTCACCCAGGAAAAATTCTCCGCCCATCCAAGCACCAGTTGGATATTACAATGAAAACGGTGAATTTCGTGAGACAGGTAGAGTTCCTCTAGGCGAGCCTTCAAATCAACCTATAGGCTCAGTAAATGAAGTTATGAAGCGCTACGGCCTTACACAATCGCGTAAAGTAAAGAAACAGGTAGCTTTTAAATCAAAGTGGCCAACTATGGCCGAAGAAAACATGCCATATTTGGAAGAGGTTTCTACACAATTTCTTCCTTTACCCCAACTGTATAATCCCTTTACGGGAGAAGCTTATACGCCCGAAGAAGATCCTCAACCTGATATTATTAGAGCATATGATATGCTGCATGATATAATGGAAAAAGCAGTTAAAAAGGCAAAGGCATTAAAGAAGCGTAGAACTCAAAGGCGAAAGGTGTATTAAAAAGTTTGTTCGAAGTACATAATATATGAAGTGGTTCTGTCTACCTACTAAGGCATCTGAGGCTTCTGCCCCTGCTGTTTGCGACCCACCCCCTTCTTCGACTGAGGGCCAGTCCGTGCCTGTGCCTGTGGCTGTGCCTGTGCCTGAGGCCGCTGCGAAGAAGGCCTGTTGTTCATCTGTTGCGGCTTGTCTTCCGAAGTTTCCAATCTGTCGAAAGTCACTTGTTCTACGTTCCACGCCCCCAACTGAAACTGAGAAGGTGATACCTGCAGTAGAGGTATCTGCTCCCGTCGCAGTATCTGACCAGGCATCTGCCACTGAGGCATCTGCCTCAGCGTCTCAGTAAATCCATTTTCAGTTAAATTTCTCGAAATTACTTTCCAATAATATTCTCTACCATCTGGCCATCTTTCAAAAATATGTGACCCAGAATCCCATATATCTAGTACATCCGTATGTTCAGATATTTGTGATTTTTTTGACCAACTACGTTTAATAACTTGAGCCATCTATTAAATTTGAACGCCTGGGATTTAAGCATTTCGTTATAAGTATTATAGATGTCAGGAACATTTCCAGCTCTTGAATTAAAACAAGATGGTGATGTTAGCTTCGTAAAACTAAATTGTTCTTCACAAAAGCCTACACTAAAAGACATTCAGAAATTTCTAAAGAAAAAGTCTCCTCCAGCCGTTATTACTTCATATCCTTATGGAGCTAAGCGAATTACAATGTTAGGATATGTCAAAGGTAAAGAAACAGATTTATCTCAGCATGAATTACCGGCACCTTGTCCTATAACAGAAATATACGGTAGCATTCTCTTAATTGCTCACACAATTAAGACCACGTGGGACCAGGGTGTCTCGCACATTGAACAGTTTCTACCAACAGATTATGAGGTTTTCTACGAGAAGGCTTGTTCTGGCGAACTTGAGGAGGACGTTGATAATGACGAGGATGATAAGGAAGAGGGTGATGATGCAAAGGATGCAGAAGATGCCGATGTTGATGTTGATGCAGAGGATGATGCCCTAGAAGAGGGGGGCGAAGATATTGAGGAAGATGTTATAGAGGAAGAGGAAGAAGAGGCTCCACGTGTTCGTGTTAGCCGCAAGATTCCAAAAATAGACCCCCAACAATTACAGTTTCAATTCAAGTCGGTTCTAGAGCTAGAGCCAGAAACAGTACAACCTACTGTAAAACATCGCCTCAATGTCATAAGTGTTCTCTCTAAGGTTCTCAAAGACCATTGTGACGAAGACGATATATTGGATCTGGAACGTGGTATTTATAATGCAACTCTAGATGATGCCAAGAAACGAATGGTCCCCTTGACCTGGGACCACGAAGTATTCAGGTGGACATATTCTACAATTTCTAAACGCACACTTACAAATCTGTTCCCTAATTCTTATGTTGGTAATAAGACGTTAATTGAGAGATGGAAGGAAGGGGAGTTTACTCTTGATGCAATTGGTAGATGGACGCCTTACGAGCTGAACCCTGCAAACTGGAAGGACCTCAAGGACCAGCAGTTTCGCCGTGATAAGCGTGTTCTAGAAGGTAATCTTGCTATGGCTACTGATAGGTTCCGTTGTTCGCAGTGCAAGAAAAAGCTATGTTCGTATTATGAGCTACAGACGCGTTCAGCGGATGAACCGATGACAATCTTCATTAGTTGCTTGAACTGTGGGAAACATTGGAAGCAGTGAGCTTTTTAGAAAAAAGCTCCCAAAAAAGAAAAACTAATTCTACATTTTATAAAATCTAGAATTAGAGGGACAATTCCAGGTGAATGAACAGACTTTTATTAATAGGACTTCCCGTTGCGAAATCCGTTTTATATGATCGTCGTTCTGTTCTAGCGAGGCTGCCGAAAAGTAAATTTTTTAAACGCAACAATCATACCATCTGTTCTATAATACGGCCTAGAGAAAACCTATCCGTTTTACAGAGGGATGGCATCCCAGGAGGAGATATATCATATGGGGCCCCGGTCTCACATGAAGCCTTTAGTACCTGTAGTGTCAGACACCAGGCAACCAGGCGGCGGCTTTTACATGTTTGTGAATGAGAAATGGTTAAAAACACACCATGTTCCTAATTGGAGAGGTGCAGTAGGCGTCTCCAGTGAAATAACAGAAAAAACCGATAAGGAACTTTTGAAAATTCTACATAGCCTTCCTGAGTTGAACTCGGTTAACATGAAGCCAAAGACTACAAAACAACATCTTCAACTTCTGGGGCATATTTGGAAACATAAGAATATATCGAGCGAAGAAGATTTCTTACGAGTTGCTATACATAATCTGACTTCGTCTAATACACGTGCAGAAATAGCTAAGATTTTTGGATGGATTGTTAAAAGTTCTATATCTACCATTTTAAAGCTTAATATAAAAAAAGAACACCATAAACCATATTTACTTAGAGCATCGCTGGATTTAGGAGAACTTTTACTACCCTTAGAATACTACCTTGAACCCAAGAATAAAAACGAAGATATCTGGAAGGCATACGAACAATTCATTAGTATATGTTCTATTGAATTAGGCATACCATTTTTACGTAAAGCAATTGATGCTGAAGCTCACGTAGTTTCTATATTAGATGGTTCGTCTGCACATTCTTCTCACACGAAACGTGGATCTTCGCTAAAATCCTGGATACCAGATTTTGATTGGGATTCATTTATGGAAGGCTTGGATTTAGATATAAGATGGAAGGAACGCATTTGGCTTATATCTTTACCTGACCTCATGAAGCGTATTTTGAGATGGGTTGCATTATCAGATGAAGAATTGGTTATATCACTGCTTTCTATGCATATGGTTCGTATGGCGGCGCCATATTTAAGGCCAACAATAAGGGAAGCGTATTTTAAATTATATGGAAAGGCAATAAAGGGAGTTGTTAGCGAACCTCCGTATGAACGACGGATGTTATCTGACATTCAAGAAATTTTACCAGATGTCCTTTGTATCTTATATTCGAGGGAGCATAGGGATAGCGCGAATTTGTCTAAGATAAAAAAGTTTACATCTCATCTGAGAAATTCTGCATTAGAACTTATGTCTGAGGCCGACAAATTTTCTAAGATAAGTATGTCTAAGACGAAAGAGAAACTTCATAGAATGCGATTTGAATTAGGAAAAAGTGCGATTGTCCCAGTTCCAGATATAACATATAATTCAGAAAGCCTTACGCACACAATTTGTTCTATACATAGTGCTAGGAATAAACAGATGCTAACCTTTGCTGGAAAGCCAGCTACTTCGATACTTAGCACATATCCATGCTTCATAACAAATGCATCATATTTTGAGGAATCCAATCATATTGTAATCCCTTGGGGAATTTTACAGTGGCCATTTTATCACAAGGATGCTCCCTTAGGATGGAACCACGGTGGAATTGGTGCAACTATCGGTCATGAAATGGTTCACGCATTTGATTTAGATGGTTCTAAATATTCTCCAAGGGGTGCCTATAAAGAAATATGGACAAGGAGGGATAAGCGGAAATTTAAGTCTCAGACAAGAAAACTTTCAAAATTCTTCTCAAAATTTAAGCACTTTGGGAAAAAGGTAGATGGTCAGAGAACACTTAGCGAAAACTGGGCTGATTTGGGTGGTCTTAAGATTTCCTTACACAGCCTTAATAAGATATTAGATGGTAGTTCAGAAAAGGAAAAAAAAGAAGCCCATCGTAATTTTTTCATGTCCTATGCAGTTTCATGGAGAGAACTTTATAGGAAAAAATCCCTTATTTACTCTATGGAGACAAGTGTTCATGCTCTTCCAGAAGATAGAGTAGACCGTATAGTACCGCAATTTGAAGAATGGGTTCAAGCATTTAATATAAAAGAAACAGATGCCCTTTTCATAAAGAAGGAAAAAAGGCTACAGTTTTTCTAAATAATATTTATTATTAAATCGTTCACGTATGAAATACATAAACGATTTATTATAGATAAAACTAGAAATGTCAAGAGACAACACTATATATAAGACAAACCCAGACACCTCTAAGATTTCATTGCCTCTTTTATATGTAAATCCGCAATTTGGATTTTCAGTAGATAAGATATTACGACCCATACATGGTTCTCCTGATGTCTTTTTGAAACCCAATATATTTCCATATGAAATAAAGGAATATTACTGGATACAAGAGGGTGAATTTGGATCTAAATCATGGTTCGCCTTAGGTTTATTGGAAGAACGATTGTATTTTTACTATAAAGCTAATGCATATACGTCATTTGATAAAGATGGAAATATGGACCTTTGGGTATCTCATAATTTCAGTGATATAATTCAGTATGCAATGGATACTTCTACTTATAATACGTATATTAAAGATATCCAAAATATGAAAGACGCCGCATCAGTTTCCGAGCTTTCGGTGAGTCGATAAGATGACAATCGGTATCGCGATAGCAGAGCAACTCTACTATACATCCAGATGAAGGATGTCTTAAAATATAATTGTAGGGTTTATGTATTTGCCTTATATAAGTATAACCCATATTCTTATATGATGCTAGAACACCTGGTTTCACTAGATTGATTGTTAGCTCCGTAATTGGATCAGGCAACATTCTGGTATAGTATATCTTATAAATATTTAGACCCTACTTAGACTTAATTATCAAATATAAGTAGAATGTTTAAAGCCTTTTCTTTTTATAATCGCTTACTATTTATTACAGTAGGTGTATGCCTTATTATGTTTGGCCTTTCCGGGTTTAGAGAAGGTTTCAAGGCGGGTATGCCTGGAATACGATGTGGTGTAGACCTTCCGCGCTGTAATTCAGCCCTTCAGTGCTTGAATGGATTTTGTGAAGGTACTCAACAACCGCAATTGCCCAGAAATCAGTTACCAGTATTTCCGTAATTTCTTTCTATTTAACAGAAACAATGAAGTCAGTTAAAATATTAATGATTTTATTAGCTATTGCAATTGCACTCTTTGTATATGTCTACTATGCTACAGATGGTTCCCACGCTGCTCCTAGAATGTCAGGTGGCTCTGCCAAGCTACCTTGCCTAGAAACAAACCACTGCCCAATGGGTCAAGTTTGCAACTCTGGGTTCTGTTCTGAGGGATTTGTTTCACCCGTAGCAGTTTCAACCGACATGTCCTCTTGTAGTTCAACGGAATGCAAGAGTGGCGTAAATGCTACATGTTCTAGGAAGGGGGTTCCTTGTCCCGAGGGAACCTTCTGCCAGAATGACAATTGTGTAAGTATTAGTGCGCAAGACCAAGGAGAAGCTTATAGACAGATTGGTATGCTACTCGACTAATTTAGTCAAGTTTTTCAACATCTGACTGCTCCTTCTTTCTCTTCAGAGCTAGGTCTTCAGAACCACCGAACATTGAACCCCAGCCCTCTGATGACTCTCCGGATATGGGGTTGCCATCAGATGCCGATATGACAGGCCCCTTCTTAGCACCCCTGGAAAGTTCCTGGCGCTGCTCTGTCACGAATTTCTCACGTGCATCCTCATTATCCTTGTATTTCTTCATCAATGTATTCAACTGGTCCTCTGCGTATTCCTGGTCAGCCACCTGGTGAGGCTTAGGGTCCCAAGGGAGCCACTTACCTACCTCACCCAGAAAGATATTATGAATTGTGTCAGACCTCTGGAGCTTCTTTGACATTGCTACGGCCTCCCCGTGGGTTCCGGTAACTCCCCGGACCTTTAGGCCACGAATAGATGTCCGGAACTCATTCTTCGCAAAGAACTCCTCCTCCAACTTGGTCTGATTTTTGAACATGAAGTCATCATATGCTTCCTTGATGCTCGTCTTCTTTATTTCCTTGTCATTCTCCTTCACGTAAGTGGAATATGTCTCGAGGATACCCCCGATATTCAAACGAGACTTACGGCAAAGCGTAGCCGCCTCGGTTAGAGCAGTTAGAGCCACGCCACTCAAGTCTGTGCCAGATGCATCCATCTTATCGGCCTCCTTTGTCAATTTATCATTAATACCCCGGACAACAGAAACTAGAAAGGTCTCAAGGTTCCGGATTTTATAGTCGACTTCATACTGCTTTACGAATTCACCAAAAAAGAACTCATCCTTCTTCTCGAGGACGTTTTCTGGGCTCAGGAATGATAGGAGAACAAATTTCTGACTGCGAATTTCGGGATCCTCATCAAGAAAATCCTCTTTTACGGGCGCGGACATTACTTATGTTCTTTAATGGAAAGATTTCTTAAAGTATCTTACGCAGTTCAAAAAAAATATAGGGTTCAAGTATAAGATGAACTTTTCCCTCGGTGATGTTTTAACATCTGTTCTAAAATACCTAATCGAAGGCCTGGTGGTTGCATTTGTCGCCGTGCTTGTGCTGAACCCCAAGAAGCCTAACTTTGGCGAAATTCTGACGATTGGCACGGCTGCGTTTGCCACGTTCGCCCTGCTTGACACCTTCACGCCCTCTGTTGCCGTCACGGCTCGCCAGGGCGCGGGCTTCGGTCTGGGCGCGAACCTGGTTGGCTTCCCTCGCGTGTAAAAAACTTTTTTAGAGTAATTATAAATAACTTCATTTATTACCTTTTAAGGTAACTAATGAAATTAATAGAAGAATTTAATTTTCATGGATTTATTTTTCTTAGACGATTTTCTATTTTTCTTAGTCGCATGTTTTCTCGATACAGTAACAGCGCCACCTGATCTACGACCCACCATTCTTCTAAGTTTTCCCATAACCGACGAACTACGTGTAGCTTTTTCCTTCGCCGCAGCATCTTCTGGCGTACCAGGTGCTGTCAATTCCCAAATATAAACCACATCATCACCTCCATATCCGCTTGCAAACTTACCATCTGGTAGTGCAGTAATACATGAACCAATTGCTGTAAGACCAGAAACCTCTTCAATATCAATAATACACACACTTTCCTGGTTTGCCAGATTCCATACTTGTATTTTTCCTCCAATGCTCATACTAGCTAAAAGGCCATTCTGAAGAGTTATAATAGATTTTATCTTGCTATCATTTCCTTTTAATACTGACTTTTCTGTATATTTGTTGCTAGTAGAATCAAGTGACCAAATATGTATATCAGTATTACATGCAGCTGCAAAGCTTCCATCTTTAACTAACACCAATGCGCTTACTACACCTGGATGTTGTAGAACTTGTGCAGTTTTTTTAGTTGTAAGGTTCCATATACGGACAGTATTATCAGAACTACCGCTTGCTAAATGTTCTTTATTTAGACTTGCTAAGCACATAACTGCGTTAGTATGACCCTCTTTACCATCAGCCGGTAGGACCATGGTTTGGGCGCCCGTATTTGTATTCCATATTCTTACGGTCTTGTCCTCTCCTCCTGTCGCCAGACGTCGATCTAACAGGGTAATCACAGTTTCAATCCCACCATTATGTCCACGAAATTCAAGCAATGGTTTACTCATATCACCCGCGTTCCATTTCTTAGCTACATTTGATTTAACACTTGATGTAACAAAAAACCCACCAGAAAGTCCAGCGATATTGTTTACACCATCAACACTTACACTTTTAACAGATTTGTCGGCATCTAGATGCCAAAGACAAAGGTTACTATTATTTCCACTCAGAAGTCCAGCCCCGTCTACCATTGCTACTGCATTTACATGAAGGTCACCATGATTTAATCTTTCGACACAATGTGCATTTAGTTTTCCGCTCGTATAGACGGAGGGGGGCTTTGCTGTTGTAGGCACTACAGCCGCAAGGGCAGCTAGAGCAGCTGATGGGTCTACTGGAGGAAGTGCAGTTGGAGCAGGAGGTGGTGCAGTTGGAGCAGGAGGTGCTGGAGTAGCAGCTGGAGGAGGTGGTGCTGTCCCGTGTCCCGTGGCAGAAAGGGCAGCTAGAGCAGCCGATGGGTCTGCTGGAGGAGGTGGAGGGGGTGGTGCAGTCAGAGCTTGAGGGGCAGCTGGAGGTGCTGCTGGAGG